CCCCGGCAGACCAGCCACCACGGCAAATCACTCTGCACCTGCAGCCGCCGGTCAGCCTCACTCAGCCAGGGCAGACCACCGGGATGACTGTGCACCAGCGCCACAATCTCACCCTGCATTTGTGCACGCAACCAGTCCTCCGGCGACATTCGGAAATACTCCTCCGGCTCACCGGAGATATTCACGCAGGGAAAATATCTTTCCCCCTCCGGCGTTCTCACTACGAAGCCGCACGACTCCGCTGGCGCACATCGTCGGGCGTGCGCCAGAATCGCTGATTCTGTCTCTGTCATGGGATTTTATATGAACGCATCCCGTTTTGCACAGCTTCCATTGTTTTGACATTGACGGTAGGTTGCAGCTTTATATCCGGCTTTATTGCAGCCATAAAGCTGCGAGCCCCTATGTAATTCGCTGACTCACACCTCATTTACTGCGCGGGCTTCAAGCCCAAAACCCCATTCAGGTTTAGTGAGTCCCGGTCTTACCTGTCTTTGTCATCACACTGGTCGCCAGAGCAACCTTTCAGCATTCGCCTTTTTATTAAGAATTCATCGTTTATCGGTATCAGTGATTAATATGACCTGATACTGACGTATTCTTTATCGTATTTACGTCCATGTGCGGCTATTGCCCACACTGTTCGTGCCAGCTTGTTTGCCATGGCGACGGTTGCCACGCCGACCGGACGACGTTTTTTCAGTTCGGTTATCCACAGACCAGGTTCTTTGGTCAGTAATGCTGCCGCCCTTGCGCCATGGATAAACAGGGTTCGCAGATATGTATCACCACGTTTGCTTATCCCCAGCAAGCGGATTTTCCCTCCTGAGCCAGTCTGTCTTGGCACCAGACCAACATAAGCCGCGAACTCTCGCCCTGATTTAAACGCTGATGCTTCCCCCATGGTGGCCACAGCTGCCGTCGCAATAAGTGGCCCAACGCCGGGAATATCCAGCAACCGCTTACAGGTCTCATTCTGTTTCGCCACGCTGGTAAGCTGTTTTTCAATATCCTCTATCAGTGAGTCCAGCTCATTCAGTCGGTTGTACTGGTTTTCCAGCACAGTAATGAGATACGGTGGCAATCTCTCTTTCATTCGCTCCAGTGCTTCAGGGAACTCCCGCTCCATTGCTGCCCGACCTTTGTGAATTGTTTCACCAAATTCCAGGAGCGTGCCGTGCAGAGAATTAATCTGCATGGTGCGGAACTTAACCAATTGTCTGCGGGAACGGTGCAAAACCAGCACTGACTGTTGTTCTTCTGTTTTGACGGCGATTTCTTTACCTGGCTGCTGAACTGCCATCCAGATAGCCCGTGCATCCATCACGTCATTCTTATTGCCCATGACAAATGCCTTAACGAAGCGGGCCTGCAACAACCGGACTTTATGCCCCAGCTTTGTCAGTTCCCGTGCCCAGTGCTGAGAGCCTCCACAGGCCTCCATACCAATCAGACATGACTCCCGGTTGCTGAAATATTCCAGAAAATCTCTTCTGCGAAGTTGCTTATCCACCACGTCACCTGTGTTCTCATCAATGAAGTGAACCTGAATCAGATGTTTTGCGATATCAACGCCAACCGGTGTATATTTCATTTGTGGAGTCTCCAGTCTGAGGGAGCTTTCTGCATCCCGTATTGGGCACTATGATGCCGGAAATCTGCCAGGTTCCACACCTTCCCGATATTCTCCCCATCCATCACAGTGCTCCGGATTTGATGATTGGGGATGCGTTCATTACATTTACTGCGAAAGTTTGTTAATGGAAAGGAAGCCGCCAAAGTTGCCGACGTTATTGCGAAACTTACAGCCACTCAGGCATTTGCTACATTTATCCTTCGTGATATCGGACGTCGGCTGGTCATATTCATCCGCGACAGCCGGACCATTATAACCGCACTCATCACCGCGATAGGTCCAGGTGCAGGTGTTGGCCAGCATGGTGCGCCCCGGAAAAACGGCACCATCCGTTTCCGTCGGTGTGGACAACACAAAGGAGGCACTGACCGCGCTCAGTTCGCTGCACTGCTCGATGCGCCAGCGGCTGATCACCTCCTGCTCCGGATCGGCGTCACTGTTTCCGTTGACGAAGTTCACCGCATCCAGAAAACGGGCGTAAACCTTACGCCTGACCACCGTTCCGCCGACCAGACTTTGCAGGTCTTCCGCCATCCCGGTGACCATGCCGTGCAGGTTAGAGACTTTCAGCGTTGGTCTTGCACTGGCTCCTTTGCCGTTCATCTCAAAGCCGCTTCCCTGAATAGGGTACGCCTGATACTGTCGCCCCTGCCAGGTGACTGACTCACCTTTTTCGTTCTGCTCATTACAGAAAAAATAACGCTCTCCGCCGACTTCTGTCAGATCGACTTCCCAGAGCACGACCAGCGCGGATTGCTCCGCTTTTGTACACTCATTCAGTGTTTCCTGCTGTATATCCTGCATCAGTGAGTGACCTCTTCAAAGGTACAGTTAAAATCGGTATACATGGCATTATCCGAAATACTCCACTCCCTGCAGACAACCCGGACGGTTCTGTTGTGTTTTGGCGGACGCCACAAAAAAGCACGTATCCCGGCATGACGGGATAAAAAACTGTCCAGCGCAGCACGGGAATATTCATCTGTGACACGAAACACCGGTTTAAACGTTTTCAGATCCGCATTCAGACCACCAGCCCGCCGCTGTTCATATCCGTCACCGAACTTTACCGTAATAACAGATGGCTTTCGTGTCGTCTCCATCCCCTCGCGGGGGATCCAGTTAAAAACTTCAGGCTCAGGCACTGTATAATCCTCCGTCCCGACGTGATGACTGCATAATTGACACAACCCTGCTGTCGATCAGATCCACCAGCCCCCTGGCTGACTGCGTATCTATCTCGCCATTGCTCCCTTTATTCTGAATACTGATGTGATACACGGGAGAATAAACAAATCCCCCGCCACCATTCACATTGCCAATGGCTCTGACTCCAAGAGAGCCGTCCGCTGCCCGGGTCAGTGGCATGATAGCTTCAGGCCCGGCCTCGCCCATCAGCCCGGCACCTTTCGCAAAAGCAAAATACGTCGGGGTATCCACAATGGTGTTACTGTAAGCACTCAGATTTGCAGATGTATAAACACCACCTTTTGCGTTTGCCACTGCACCGGAAAGCCAGTCGCCGACCGTACCAAGCCATCCTCCGGCACCGGACATGCTTTTGGAAAGTGACTTCAGCCCGTTAACGATGGCAGCGTTCATCAGAATTTTTGAAACTTCCTGGAGAATTGAACTCCCCCAGTTTCGCCAGTCCACAACATTTCCGGCCAGTGCATCGGAAATATTTGATACCAGCCCGTCCATAGTGGAAACGACAGCATCTGCCGCCTGCGAAGCATAATCGGTGGCACTGTCTGCCCAGTTGGTCAGTCCCTCCTGGAGGCCGGCATTCCAGTCACTGCGTAAAGCATCAGCCTTTGCATAATAATCCTGCTGATCGCTGAGACGCTCTTCCAGATATTTTTCATTCAGCGATTTTTCCTGTTTCCACAGGGCTTCTTCAATTTCTCCGGCCTGATACTGTCTCAGTAGCTCGTTATTTTTCTGCTCAAACGCCTGCCGGATACTCCACATTTCCTGGAGTCGTTCACGCATCCGTGAGCCTTCACCATATCCCAGCAACTGCGCGTCGTCAGATGCCCGGGCACTGGCATTACTGTCCGCCAGACTGCTTTCATACGCGGCAAGCTGCTCACGAATCTTTTTCTGGTCGATGAGTGCTGCATTCTGCAAAAGCGTTTTTTTCTGCGCTTCTGACAGGGTTGATAATTCGCCCTGACTGACCTGATATTTCATCTTAGCCAGTTCAGTATTCTGCCCTGCCAGTGCTATCTGTTCTTTTTGCTGTTTAATCAGCCGTTTATAAATATCTTCTGTTTTTTCCGCTTCGGTCTTTTTATGCGTTTTGGGTTTATTTGCCTGGTTATTTCGCCAGGCATCCAGTGAGTTATTGATATAATTCTGTCTGGCTGTCTGATACGCCTCCCCCACAAAGCCGAGATCATCCGCAGCATAGCCCAGTCGGGCACGCTCACGCGCTTCCCCCTTCAGGCGGGACAGAGCCAGTTCGCGCTTGCTGTTATTCAGTGCGGTCTGCTGTTTATCATCCAGAGTTGCCTGTGGTAGCCGTAACGGTACATTCACCAGCCCCTGTCGCTGCTGAAGTAATTCATTACCAAGCCCGAGAAGGCGATTAAACTCGGTATGCTGCCCATTCATGATCAACAGGGACTGATACGCTTTATTTTGTTCCGCCGCCTGTTGACGGATCAACGCCACCCGTCGCTCCTCCAGCCCGGCAAGCACATCCTGAATGGATTGCGCTTTGCCCTGCATTTGAGTGAGGCGAGACTGTTCAACTGCCAGTTGATTTGTTGCTTCTGCAAGCCCTTCTGTGACAGTTTTTACCGACGTCATGTGGTTAATCATAAAACCGTTATCGGTTGTCCAGCCCGGGTTTGCCAGCACATACTGATAGCCAGCAATTTTTTCCTGTAAGGATTTAATCTTACTTTTCTGCTCGTCAATTAACCTGTTTTGCTCATCAAGTGCCTGCCGCGTCTTTTCCTCATTATCTGACGCTTCAGGAAGCGACATTGCCGACGTTTTCTGGCGAATTTCGTCGATTGTTGCGGCATACTGGCGTGCAGATTCTCTGGCCTGCTCCTGATTCTGATACATCGTGTACCAGGCCGCGGCCCCCAGCATGACAAGCCCCGGCACCCCACCAACCAGTCCCAGTGCTCCACTTAACAGACGACTTCCCACTGACGTGACAGTATTCAGCGTTGTCTGTGCTGCTGTTCTGGCCGCAATATTACGGGTAAGTGATGCCTGGGCAGCAGCCAGTTTCGCTTCTGCGGCTGCCTGCCTTTCGGTACCGCGAGCAGCAACAACCGCCTGTTGCGCACGATAAACCGCCGCACGCGCCCTGGCTGTTGCTATCTGTGTCCCCCGGAGCTGCGCTTCCGCAAGAGCCACTTCGTTTCTGGCTGCAGTAATTAATCCGGCAGTTGCAGATCCAGCAGAAGACGCCATATTGCCAAAATATCGGGCTACCCCGACGGCAACCAGAGCACCGGCAGCGGTTGCCACAGTGTCAATATTGCCTGCAATACCATTCAGCACACCGGAGAGCGTCTTCGTCACTCCGCTTGCCTCATTCGCACCACCAACCCAGGCCATAAAGGCGTTTTCAACTTTGGTTGCAGAGGATGAAACCGTATCAGGCATTGCCGCATATTCATCACGTAATGCCCCAAGCTGACTAATCAGTGCAGGAACAACCTTATCGGCGGTCAGTTTTCCGTTATCCGCCATGGCCTTCAGATCCTTACGGGCAACCCCCATTCCCGCAGCCAGCGCACGAATAACACGATCGCCGTTCTCATTCACCGAGTTAAACTCTTCACCGCGCAGCACTCCCTGCGCCAGTGCCTGACTGAACTGCGTGATCACCGAACTGGCTTCTGCTGTACTGGCACCGGATAATTTCAGGCCCGTGGAGATCGCCTCGGTGACTTTCAGTACCTCCTCAGAACTGTAACCATACTCCCGCATGGAAGCTGCAGAACGGGCAAAAAGGCTGGCGTTATCAGAAAACGCCGTCCCCGTTCTCTGGCTGATCGCCATTAATTCACGCTGTGATGCCTGAAAATCATCACTGGACTGTGAGGCCTGCTTCAGACGGGCATTTACTGAATTCCACTCATCGGCGAGAGAAATAAGATGACCGGTAGCAAAAGCCCCGGCAAATGCCCCCGCCATATTCAGTGCCGAAGATTTAGCTGTATTTATCTGATCCGTCACTTCTGCCAGTGCACGCCGCATTTCACGGGAGGCAGCAGCAAACTGTTGGCCTCCGTTCTGCATGGTGCGGTAGTAATCCTGCCCCATACGCGAAGCCCGGGAGATCTCTGACTGGAATGACCGGGAGTTTGCCGAGATTTTAATAATCAGTTCACGTAATGTCGCCACACTCATTCTCCGGACGAAAAAAAACCGCCGAAGCGGTTATGTTGACTCACTGAGACACTATTAAAAGCGCGTTTTCCAGTCCGGCAAATGGATCTGAAGCGCCTTCTGTCTGCTCCTTCTCCCACTGAAGAAGCGCATCATTCAGTGGCACTTTGACCCCCTGCGCACCGTAAACAGCTGAAACAATCTGGGCAGCCCGGATATCAGCCCGTTCGTCTCCCAGCGGGCTGAACCTGTCAAATTCTGCCCACATCATGATTTCTGATGCGGACATTTCCCGGCGTAACTCTGACAATGTGCGCCCCATCCTGAGCGCCAGCATCATCAGAAAACGCATCCCCGGAAGCGCTACTTTTTTTTAACCTCTCCGGCATCACTGATCAGTTCCAGAGACTGCCGAAGAAGCCGCGCATGCACCGGGCCATACACGGCAATCACCTGTTCACGATCATCCTCTGAAAATACAGGTTGCAGTCCGGTATCACACAGAACATCGATGAACAGTTCAACATCCGCTTCCAGATTTCGGCGGGCGCGCTCCGCAACGGATAACGGTGTCTCATCATCTTTTGCTTTAACGATCTCCTGCCAGCGCAACCAGGCTTCTGCAGAAGGTTCCCGTAATACAACCGTTGCTCCCTCCCATTCAGGCACATCAACGGTTTTATGGCGAAACCCCGACATCGTTGCCAGTGCCAGATTACGGATATTTTTAGTCATCACATCCATCCTCATTAACTGACGGTTACAGTGCAGGAAGTGGAGGTCACTTTGTTAACCGGGCTTGCTGAATCAGAAATCTCGCAGGTATACGCACCGGCATCACCAGATGCTGCTGATGCCTTACTGAACGTTGCCGCCGTCTGTCCGGAAACAGGAGAACTACCTTTCTTCCAGACATAAGAATAAGGCGGCACACCACCGGCAGCCTCAACCACCATTTCGAGTTTCGCTCCGGCAGAAACCTGCAGCGTGCTGTTTAAATCGACCTTCACTTTCAGCGGCTCTGTCGTCAGCACAGGTTTACCTTTCAGGCGCAGGGAAAACGTTGCAGCCACAACACCATTGGTTCCTGCAGACCAGGTATGCTGACGCACCTCTGCCATAAAGGTAAATCCGTTTCCTGACGGAAAAATAACTTTAAAGCCATACGTGGTGTCATTGTCATAGGCACTGCGCAACGCGTTCTGGGCAGCATTGAGGTAAAAGTTGCCTGACATGGAAATCTCTGACGCGGCACCAAGACCGTTAATATTTTCCTGCTCAACAGAACACAGCGTGGTGACATCAATATCCTGCTTTTGTCCTGCGGTAAACTGCACCTCTTTGATTGTACAGCTCAGGCCAAGATAGCTGGCAGAATCCAGGGTTTCTGCTGTTACCGGTGCAGACGAAATCATAATTTTCGTCAGTTGCGAACGCTCAAAATTAGAGGACATACTCGTCTCCTGAAAAAAAAAACCCCGCCAGCGGCGGGTGGGTAAAATCATTAACGACCTCAGGCTATTACCTGAAATTCAAGCGTGGCTCTGCTCAGACGGGAGTCAGGATCATACCCCTGCGTTTTAGAAATAACGGAGGGTGCCAGTTTCCTTACTGCATCAAGCGCCTGCTCACGAATATCATCTGCGTCATCAGGTACTGTTGCCCAGACATCGATCTGCACGACAATTCTGGATTCAGCCTGACCATCAAGCACATCAGACGCCGTGTCAGACACCACAGAAAACACCAGCCACGGCGGAGATACCGCAGGCTTTCCCTCCGTCAGCGGGACCACATAAGGATATACCTGTCCTCCGGCCAGCTGAGACAGCAGGGAATACAGTGTGGCCTCCCTCATTTACTTAAGACCTCATCAATAGCCTGATTCATTCGCTGTATGGCAACCTGCGCCGCCAGCTCCTCTGTCGTATCGAAAGCCGGGCGAATGAATGGATGCGCGGGCATGTTTATCGTTCCCAGCTCCACAAAGCGCCAGTAAAACGCATTTCGGGGATCGCTGGCTTTCATGCTGTTATCACTGTTTCCGGTTCGCAGGTTCCGTCCGCGAATGTGGACACCCGAGATAATTTCTCCCCGACGCTTTGAACGCTGCGTGAGAACAACCACATTTTTCTTCAGTTTCCCGGTTCGCTCCGGCGCACGTTCAACAACTGCATCCCGCATAACTTCAGCACCGGCACGGGTGGCATCGCGCAGAACCTTATTGTTTTCTGCCCTGCTGAGCGTCTCCAGATCCCGTGCAATATCCGCCAGGCCGGAAAAATCAAGACTGAAATCCATCACACATTCCCCTTCAGGCTGCAGAGTATTTCAAGCCGGGTAGCGCGTGCATCCGGTATTGGTGGACCTTCTATACCCAGAATGGCCCCTTTAAATGCACCGGTCAGCACTTTCAGACGAGAAGTCGCTGTCACATCGCGTCGGAATCTCATCCAGACTCTGACCGTAGCCTGAGCGGTTTCTGCTCCGCCTGAGATTATCTCCCTCCCGCTGATACCCTTAACTTCTGCCCATACGGTAGCTCCCTCCGTCACCGTCTCCACCGGATGCCCTGACGGAGAGCGGGCGGTGGTGACATTCAGAATAATTACGCGATCACGTAATCTGCCCGCCTGCATGCTTCCTCCTACACAGGAATAAAACGATAAGGCTCCAGCAGAGAAGAAAAACCAAACGGGATTGGTGCCTTGCTGACATCTGAGGAATTTTCCCGGTTTTCGTACCAGTGCCCGACCAGCAACATAAGCGCCAGCAAAACATCATCAGTTATAAGCACCCCTTCTGGATCCCCCTCCGGCACCGTCTCCTCATAAAGCTTACGGTTGATAAAATTTTCTGCCTTGCGGCAGGCAGCCCGGAAATACAGCATCAGTAACTCATCATCAGTTGCATCATCTGTATCAATACGGCACTGCGCCCTGAGTTTTTCCACTATTGCTGCCATCAGAAACTCCTGCCCGCAACACTGTGCGGGCATAAAAAACTGCATTACGCAGCGGCTTTCTGGCGGACCGCAGCGCCGATCTTCATCAGCTTAATCGCCTGAGAATCCACCAGCATACCGCCAGTTCGTTTGGTGGTATAAAAGCCCACAAACGGTTTGTTGGTGTACGGGTCACGCAGGATACGGGTACCGATGCGATCAACGATGGTATAGCCGCGTTTGAAGTTACCAAACGCAATGGCTTTTGCATCGGCGGCAATATCCGGCATCTGCTCATTCTCAACGATGCCATACCCTGCCAGAGAAGAAGGCTGCCCCAGCTCAATGCCCGGACGCCACAGATAATTTCCGTCGTTATCCTTCAACAGACGAATGGCAAACAGGCTGCTGTTGTTCATCATGAACTTCGCGCCGCTGCGGTGCGCCTTGCGCAGGGTGTAAATCAGTTTAATGATCGCATCAGCGGTCACGCCGGAAGCCGCGCCGGAAGCGATGTGCTGAAGTTTGCCAAACGCACGGGTCTTGTCATCTTCATCGGTGGACTCATAAGCAAGGAACCCTTTTGGTTTTTTGCTGCCGTCGCCACTGGTAAAGGCAATTTCTTCCTGTTCGGCAAATTCCAGCGCCAGCTCACTGTTGATCCAGTCTTCCACATTGAAAAAAGCATCATCGAGCATTTTCTGGGTAGCCTGCGGGTTGCCGTAGATTTCCCCCATAAAGGGTTCAATCAGCCCCAGTTTTGAGGTGGCGGTTTCCGGACGCGTATCCGTTTCCCCCACCCATCCGGACTTAGTGCCGCCCAGATTCACCAGTTTTTTATAATCCGAGCCACCGAGGGTGATCACAGTGGCTTCCTGGCGCATCACCACCTCATCTTTCAGCAGCGTCAGAATGGTGCGATCCAGTTCTTCCGGAATGGCATAACCACCATCTTCATCATTGCCCACCTGCAGTGCCTTACGCTCAAGCTCACGCAGACCGTCTTCACGCCCCTTGCGCATAAATCCGATAAACGCGTCTTTATGCTCACTGGCAACTTTATTTTGCGTGCCACCTGCCGGACGCTTGACTTCAGCCAGTTCAGCCTCAAGATCGTTTTTGAGATTTTCCAGCTCAGTCAGTTTTTCGTTGAGAGTTTCCACTTCACCGGCAAGTTTTCCCTTTTCCTGCTCGATCGCGTCGATACGTTTGTCGTTTTTTGCCTTAAAATCGTCAAACTTCTGCTGCAAATCCTGCGCGACCTGTTCCACGTCTTTAATATCAACAGCCATTATTTACTCCTGATTAAAAAGTAAGATTTTTCAGTGCATTCAGTGCGGCATCCACATCCTCAGCATCACGCAGGGATAAAGCGCCATATCCCCCGGCCATGAATGCTTTGGCCTGGGTTCGCGAAAGTCCAACATCGCGCAGGACCCGCTCAATAATTTTCTGATCAGGGATCTCCCCACGCGCCAGCGCATTTTTCACATCGCTGATGCGTGCCTCATCATTGGAAGGGAACGTCACCAGACTGACCTCCCACAGGTCGATCTCTTTCAGCAGGAATACCCCTTTTTCCCGGTCGTACTCCCAGTCTTTCAGGATGTAGCCAATAGAAAGGCCGGTTAAAGAACCGGCCTTCATATGGGCATGTGCACGTTTTGCCAGGGGATCATCATCAACGAGTAATCGCCCCCTGACATAAAGCCCGACATCATCTTCTTTCATTTCGGTGTACACACCGATAGGCTCATCCATACGGTGCTGCCAGAGCAACGCAGGCAGCGCCTTTTTTTCGCTCCATTTCTGGAGTGTTGTGGTAAAGGCTCCGGGGACCACCACATCATCGTGGCTGTCCTTAACACCAAAAACAGAACCGTAACCTTCAAATTCCCCGGAATCACTGACGGATTTCAGGTTCAGCGGTATATCAAGACGCTGTTTTGTCTGCATCTCCACTCTCCTTTTTCTTACCGTTGTCATCGCCAGCAGAGGGACTGGTGGTCATGTTCATCGGTGTCAGATACACATCACCGCCCGGGCGAGGGTTCATATCTTCCAGATCACGGCAGTCATTAGGGGAATAAATCCCCCAGTTAATCCCCGTGGCATACGCTTCAAAGCGGGATTTCATGTCACCACGCAACAACGCCCCGGCATTAAATTTGGCGTAAAATTTTCCCTTTTTACTCTCCCTCACCAGCCCTGTATTGATCCGCTGTTCAATACGGGTCAGATACGGCACAAGGGAATAGTTAATGAAGCCAAGCCCCAGTTCTTCAATATTGTTGAAGGTGGCGCGGTCAGTGTTCTGCACCATATGCAGTGGCACGCGGAAAAGACGACAGATTTCTTCCAACTGAAACTTGCGGGTTTCCAGGAACTGACTGTCCTCGGCATTCAGTGCCACCGGCTTCCAGTCCAGCCCCATTTCCAGAATCATCGGACGGTGCGCATTACCCAGCCCAAGATGACGCTCCTCAAAATCCCTCTTCATGCGCTCATAAGCATCCGGCGTGAGCTTTTGTTCCGTACGCAACACACCGGATGTCACAGCGCCGTTACCAAACAGCCTGGCGCCGTGCTCCTCAGTTGCCGCTGCCAGTGAAATGGCCTCACGCGCATACGCAATGGGATTCAGCCCGACCAGTCCGTCCAGCGTCAGAGTACGCACATGCCAGATTTCATCCTGGGTCAGCACATCCACGGAACCATCCGGAAACGTCACCTGATAAACCGGCTGCCACTGACAGTTCAGCTTCGGCTCCACACAACCCGGATCTATCGGAAGAAGCTCCACCACTTCTCCCAGCGCCTTCACCTTGTAAGCGTAAAAATTACCCCGCAGACACAGGCAGACGATAACCAGCTCCCAGAATTCCTGCGGTGTCATGTAGCCATTGGGTTTTGCCGAAATTAGCTTATGCAGTCGTTCATCCACCGCCCGTGTTTTAAGGGTGCCGGTGATTTTGTAGAGGCTACAGGGCAGCATACCAACAGACTCCGCCAGCACTCTGACGCAGGAATACACCGCCGTCAGCCGCATGGCCCGCTGACTGCTGATCCGCTTTCCGGTATAGGTGTCGTATGACAATCCCAGTTCTTCCGCAAGCATCCCGGGCGTTGTGACGGGAGTGTTATTTTTGCGCTGAAAAAGCCCCTGGAAAAACATTACTCACCTCCGGAGGCGACCCGCTGACCGCGATCGAGATAACGAGCAACCAGCCACGACCAGAACAGGCACAGCGCCCCTGCAACAACAAAACCTGCCGGGGGATAAATCAGCCATGTGCCATACGACAGCAAAAGCGCCCCCAGCACGCCCACCAGTGGCGTGAGAATTATCAGAAACATAATGCCCTCGGTTAAAGCGAACGGATACCCACGCTGACCAGATGTTCAGACAGATCCGGCTCCGGTTCACCGCCATTGACCAGCATGCGGCTCATTGCTGTAAACATCGCAACAGGGCCGTCGATTTTGGCTTCAGGCGTGGATTTATTCGGGAAGATATTGTCGTTTTTGTCCGGTTTTACCGTAACGTTAGACATCATCCAGTTCATGACCGGATGATTGCTGTGGTGGAAACGTCCGGCATAAACCAGTGATTCCGTTTCCTTCATAGCCTCTGACAGATTGCGGACCGTCTGCGGAACTTCCACCAGCGGTATCCCTTCTTCAGCCAGCGCCAGACTGAACTGCATTGCGCTCCACGGGTCAAATCCCAGTTCCCTCAGGTTTTCACCGCCAATCCATTCCAGTAAGTCACTTTTTATCTGAGCATGATCGATAACATCACCATCCGTCAGGATGAGCTTTCCCATCTCTGCCCACTTCCGGTAAAGTTCTGCCTGCTGCCGCGAGCATCGTTCCAGCCGTCCTTCCGGAAGCCAGAATTTAAAATCGGCATGAACATGTCCGTTATCGGTTCGCCAGAGTTTTGCCGCCGCACAGATATCAATCTTATGAGCAAGGTCGACGCCGACCCACATGGGATATGTTTTCAGCTCATGCTGTGGAGCAATGTATTCGCACTTCTCCCACTTAATCATGTCCATCCAGGCAGATTCGGCAGTGACCCACACATTCATGTGTTTCGTGAAAAAATTCACCCGCGCCGAGACCTGCTCCTTCGCCTTTTTCGCCAGACGACGCAGATCATCCCAGCGTTTACAGATGCCCAGGCCGGGATTCGCTTTCTGCCAGACCGTTTCATCAAACGGATCATCTCCCTCATCGAGCGTGTAAATAATTGCAAAGTAGGAGTCGTCTTTTACCGCGCCCTCCACGTCGCTGTTATAGCCTCGCAATACCTTGATGGCATAATCGCGTTGCTCGTAACAAATCCCTTCCTTGTTAAAGCCAGCCGTGGTGATGCCAAATAAAAGGGACTGCAGACGGGCACCGGTTGCCGTTTCCAGAACGTCCCACACGTCACGGGTTTTATGAGCATGCAGCTCATCAATAATGGCGCAGTGGATGTTCAGACCGTCCAGGTTGTTTGCATCCGAGGAAAGCGGTTCAAATTTTGATGCGCTCTGCTCCTGGTAAATCGCCAGCTTGTTGAAATCAAACAACCGCCCGAGTGTCGACCGGGCTTTTCTGACCATATTTTTGGCGTCTTCAAACACGATTCTGGCCTGGTCACGCGTGGTTGCGGCTGAATACACCTCAGCACCGCCTTCACCATCTGCCCCCGTCATATACAGGCCGATACCCGATGACAGGGTTGATTTTGCGTTTTTACGGGCGACTTCGTTGTACGCTGTCCGGAAACGGCGCACCATCACCGGGCGTCCGCTGCCATCGCTGCGCATGACAACTTCCCCGGTCTCTTCATTCACCAGCGGAATGACAAAACCAAAAATATTAATGAGGATAAAAACATGCCAGTCCATCAGTTCAATGGGCTGACCTGCCAGCGCCCCTTTTACATGAGGCACAAATTTGTAGAAATTCAGGATGTGCTGCGCACGGGGTTCACTGAAATAAATCCCCCGCTCTTCGCCGTACTTCAGATCATCAAGAAAACGCTGGCAAGCCAGACGGACAAATTCGCCAGCAACAATTTCTCCTGCAACAACGCGTTCGGCGTAGCGGATCCCGTCAGCCACTTTTGCCATCAGTCTCTCGCTTTTAAAAGCTCTGCCAGCGGATCAACATCATCCGGTCCGGCGGTATTTACTTTCGCCCGGCTTGCCGGCGACATACCAAACTCTGCAAGCATCGCCCGGATCCGCTTCCAGGCATCAGCCTTCATCGCAGCAGCCGGGTGTGCCTTGATCAGCACATCGCCATTCTGCGTTTCCGTGCGGTAGGTATAACCCTCAACATCGAGTATTTCGCAGTGATGCCGGTATTCGGTGTAGGCTTCCACCAGTAACTCGAGCGCACGTGCATCGAGCTGAGAAATGATCCCTTCCGCATTCAACTCTTCCGCCATTCGCCTGAACCAGTACTTCCCCTGTGCCCCTAAATGTTGCGGAATTTTAGGGAGACCTTTTTCATCCTTTTTAGCGGTTTTTTTGGGGTCTTTAACGGGGCGCTTTGAGGGGTTGCCTCGTATCAAATGCAGGCGTGGCGGGGTTTTCGGGGGTCCTGACATAATCGGTTTTACCTATCAATCATTTAATCACATTCCAAAAAAAAGTTTTCGAACCTGCGGCGATGTGAGGAAGGGTCAGGCGGCGGTACTGAGCAGCCAGGGCTGCAGGGATTTGACCCACCCCTCCCCTACAGATGGGAACTGTTATCAATTGATGCGTTCGCGCGCTGTTTTTGCTTTATGGCAGGGCCAGCACAGACTCTGCAGGTTACTGTCTGCATCCGAGCCACCATGAGCTTTCGGAATGATGTGGTCCACAGTTCTGGCTTCAACGGCTCTCCCATTGCGCAGGCAGTTCTGACACAGATCATTATCACGCTTCAGTATGCGCGCACGTATGGCATCCCATTTCGAGCCATAGCCACGCTGGTGGCGACTCAGTCCGCGCTGATGCTGTACCCATCCTTCGCCACGATGTTTATCGCAGTAACCAGAACTGTCTGTGGTTGTACCTGCACATCCACGTTTACGGCAGGCTCGTGGGATTAGTGCTGGCATGTTTCGCCCTTATATAAATCAAAAGTGACCTGCATTGAGTATCTCCATGAAATAGATTTGCCGCTGATATGAGCCAGATCAATAGACTTCATGAGCTAACGGGTGTAGATATTACTTTTTACTTCAGAGGGTTAACTCATGGATATTAAAGATAAAATCAATACCATTTTGTTATGTGACATTGCCATCCACCTAGGTATCGAAACTGATATTGATCCACAGCTTGTTAAATATGCTGTGTCATCTGGTAATGGTTGGGTTATGAAGGCCGAATATTCACATTTGGATGTTGATGAACCAAGTAAAGAAGATCGTGATTTTGTTACTGCTGTCTTGAATATGTATCGCGGACTTTCCAATGCTTTCAGGAAACTTAGTGATGACGAGCAAAAAGAATTAGTCCGTGACCATCATCTAAAAATACATGATGGGGCAATTCAGCTCCCAGGTTTCGACGGTAATAATGAATGCGATTACTTCAGTATCATTGAGGCATATCAGAAAATTGATCGCTTCCCCGAACAGAAACAGCCCATTGCCAATACTCATTCACGTACAGAACATCTCTATAACGCAATGCTTGATGAGTTTAAGAAAATTGACGCTGTAAATCGAAGCTGGGATTTATCGAAGGAAGAACTGGCATCCATTCTTTCCACAGCTCCACGCAGTTTCTAAGTGCTTTAGGCGGGTTTCCAACCCGCCTTATTATGCTCGTATATAGAGAAGGAAGCACCCAAATTAACCAGCGCGGATTTCTTTTCCTCAATACGGCTGTTAAGTTCAGCAACTGCATGCGGGCGTATGGCCTCAAGAAAAGCACTATATTGATAGGCAGACTGGATTGTCACACCAAGCCCTGCACCACTTTCCAGTATACCTTTCTGTCGCTGTAGCTCTTTCATCTCGTTATAGATGTAATGTGCGTTACTTAGGTTTTCTACGTTCACGCCCTAAGTTCTTCCTGCAGTTAGCCTGCACTGATTTGTTATGCGCCAATATGTCCCGCTTCGTCTGTTGCATTATCATAAGTAATAGCGTAGGTTGACACCTTGGCTCTCTTTCGCCACCGGCGAATCTTTAGCGGATTATCCTTGGCCGGTTTTTATCTGAGACATTGCTCACGAATGTATAGCTGTGCCCCTTCCAGTTGCTTCTGCATCGTCATCAACCGTTCTCTGAGGGTGAAATAATCCCGTTCAGCGGTGTCTGCCAGTCTGGGGCTGGTTGCATTATCCACGCTGGTGGGTCCGGTGGCTTCACGCACGGCTGCGGAGCAACTGGCATTGACCCGCAGGCGCTTACGACCAGCGGCAACATCAGCGCGCAGAGTTTCATTTTCAGCTTTCGCATTGGCTAATTCTCTCGAGTACTTTGCATCGAGCGCAGCAACATCACGCTGACGCTGCTGCATGTCAGCGATGGTGGCGGTCAGCTGCTTCAGCTCACTGACTTTTTTATCACGCTGTTCTTTGTAGGTGATGGCGTTATCACGGTAATGATTGACCGCCCACGACAGGCAGACGATGATGCAGATAACCAGAGCATAAATAATCGCGGCGACTCTGCTCACTGATCTATTCCCCAACAGGCTAATGCGCTTTCCTGGTCACGACGAATAACCTGTCCATAGCAGTTATTTGAACGTATGCGGCAATCGCGCCCACCATCTTTTATCCACCAGCGAATCGCCTCGCATGCGCCCTTACGATCACCAGCATTCAGCCGCTTATAAAACGTCGATGGAAAACACTTACCGGGGCCAATGTTATAGGGACAAAATGACGCGATACCCGCTTTTTGTGGTTCGGTCAGTGGTACTTTAATATTGCGCTCCACCCATGCCAGCGCCTTATCACGCTCAATGGCGTTGACCTGGTCGCATTTTTCCTTCGACAGTTTCATACCGGGAAAAACGGGTTTTCCATCCACCATCGTGGCACCCCGACAGATGGTCCAGATGCCGGAACCATCGCGGTATGCCGTTGTGTGGTTACCTTCTTTTTCATCCAGAAACTGGTCGAGAATATCAGGCGCGGGCGCACCGACGGCAATCAGTGCCAGAACGGCAGCCGACAGGCCGTATCTGATTTTTGCGTTCATGGATATTTATCAGGATTTATCGGTTTCTGCCCACGGACAGGTTTATCTGTTCCGGTCAGTGACTTAAGGTTGTGATTCCGGAGGAGTCTTCAGAGAACCAGTAATTCTTCCTGGTAGCTTTCCTTTGTAGGTTATCCACACATTCTGCGCCTCTAAAATTACGGGGCGCTTTTCCGGCGACTGCTCATCCCCTTCACATAACCCGGCAGCAACATCCAGGAAGACCTGTCTGATGCTCCTTCTGGCTGCTGCCTCATAAAACTCCAGCGCGGCACCTTCAACACGGTCCAGCGAGATGTCCAGGTCAAAAATTTCGCCGTCAAAGCGTTTTTTGTCCCGTAACGCTAAAGTTACCGTAACTTTATTCTCAAAATTGCGGATCCCTTTCACAATCAGTTCATAGTTTTGAGTCATTGAATTACTCTCCCCGTGCAGCCTTACGCTTGTCTTCTCTGATTTTGAAGTACAGATTTGTCAGATAAGTCAGGAAGCCCAGAACCAGACTCCCCAGTACACCAATCGCAGCCCACTGTGACGGACTGACCTGATCAAGCCACTGTAAAAACCAGTAGCCAGCACTGCCTGCGGAGGTGCCGTAGGCAATGCCCGTTGAAATTTTGTCCATGGATTTCATAGCCTCACCTCCGCAAATAACGGATGGCGTAGTTTTACACTGAGAAATGAAAGGGATTTGAAAAGAAAAACCCGCAAAAGCGGGCGAAACGATATATACAGTAAGGGAAGCACTCTATCCAACAAACCACCCACAGTTAATCGGAATAAAAGCAGAGTGCTTATGAATGATCGCCTGCCCGAAGGTTAGTATTTCTGCACAGCAATTTTGCAAAAAAAGCGATCATTCATAACTTAAACGTCTTTCAGTCACTCCGGGATTTCCCATCATCGCAGACTGAAAGACTCTAACTGGAGCGGGCAGCGGGAATCGAACCCGCATCATCAGCTTGGAAGGCTGAGGTAATAGCCATTATACGATGCCCGCATATGGTGCCGACTACCGGAATCGAACTGGTGACCTACTGATTACAAGTCAGTTGCTCTACCTACTGAGCTA